TGCTGCGGTCCGGCGAGCATGCCCATCTTCGGCGACATCATCGCATTGCCCTGGATCTGCATGATCTCCCGCAGCACCATGAGTTCCTGGCTCTTGTCACCAGCCCCGAGTCCGACGTTGATGGTGAGATCGTTGCGCTCCCGCCATTCCTGCGCGTCCACCTTCACCCACTTGCCGCGCAGCTTCACGGTTTCCGCTTCGCTGGCATTCTGCCGGATGGTGGCGTGGAGCAGCCAGAACATCTCCCGAATGCCGGTCTCCGCAAAGATACGAGCGATCAATTTCATTTTTGCCCGCGCGGCGTTCTGGGCATCGAGCACGGCCCGCTCGCCGATGTTCTGCAGGGCATTCGGGTCCAAGCCCTGCCCCTGCCTGGTTACGCCGGTGCGCCACTCCCGCAGTGTGTCCATGTATTCCAGCATCGGAAATACAAAGCTGCCGATTGGCTGGTTCGGGACAGGTGCGACCGAGCCAATGCGACGGGTGCGGATGATGCCGCCGACGCGGTTGCTTAAGACATCGTCGATCGTGTCTTTTGTCGCCCCGTCCTCGGCCACTTCCAGGCGCTGATTGTTGCTGAAGTAGACATTGTCGAGCAACTGCCGCAGCAGCGCCGTCTTGATCCTCTGAATGTCCATGACGAGGTCGGCAATGGACGTGCCATAGAAGCGGTGCGGATTGATGAACGGCGTCATGGCGGCAAAGCGCACCATGTCCGGCACGATCTCCGGCCTGCCATTACGCTTCAGAATCTCCGAGCCGGAGCCGCCCGTCGTCACCCGATAGCGGCGCGGCTTGCCGTCGCCCTCGTAGTCCATCATCACGTAGTGCTCGGTGATGCGGATCTGCCGGTTGGCCTTGTTCAGTCCCTCGGACCCCGACAGAGAATTGTCGTCCACCGTGTCGCGGGCAATCTCTTCCGCCCCGCCGTCGCCGGCATAGTCGGGCAGCGCTTTCACCTGCTCCTTGTCGTAGCCGGCCGCAATCAGCTCGGCCTCCGTCTTCCTGACCTCGTGATAGCAGTAGTCGCAGTCGCGCAGCATGACCGAGCGCTGCCGCCGCGAGATGCCGAACTCCTCCGGCGGCACATTCTCGACTCTGGCGCAGCCATATTTGCGGATGCGGCTGATCTTCACATCATGCACCGTCTCCGGCATGGGCGGCGGAGCTGGCGGCATTGGCCCCGGGGATGGAGGTGGGCCTGGAGGCCCCTGCATGCCCGCTGGAGGCGGTGGAGCGCCGGGAGGCTGCGGTGGGCCGGGCGGACGCATTGGCCCTCCTGGCGGCCCTGGCGGGCCTCCCGGCGGTGGCGGCCCGAACCCAGGAGGTGTCATCATAGGCCCGGGCATTGCGCCGGGAGGCCCAGGAGGGCCCATCGGAAAGGGAGGAAGCGCCATCAATACGCCCCCTGTTGCTCGTCACGCGGCTGCTGCCCCGGTATGCCCTGCCGCTCAGTGTGCTCGATGATCTCGATGTCCTTCGCCTGCTTAATTATCCCAAATGCAGGCTCCGGCAGGCCCCAGTAACTCTCCTCGACGGACTCTTCCTTGTCTTCCCAATATACCTTCACGATGGCGACTTTCGACAGCAGAGCATCCTTCACGAAGGTATAGTCGATGAGAAACCCGTTATTCTTTTGCGTGAATACATAATTCACATAGTCGGTTTCCTGCTGTGCCGCCTCTTCATCCTCCGCCCCTGTCGGGACGAACTCCACCACATCGTCGCCGCCGTGCAGAACCTCCATCATCGAGGGCATCAGGCCCTCGACGGCATCCGCCACGTCGGAGGAGACGGCTTTGGAGCGATCGGCAGGTGCCGGCATGTCACGCGCCATGTCGCCCTGATAGTAGTCGAGCGCCCGCGCCCGCTCCTCGCTGAGCTTGCTCGACTCCGCCGCCGACAGCGCGTCGGACTTCTCGCCCTTGAGGATGGCCTGCACCTCGGAGACGGTAAGCTTGGGCACGCGCTACTCTTTCGGCAGGTCTTGGTTGGGCGCCGGAGGCGCGTCGTGCAGCCCGCTGTCCTTACGCGGATCTTCGGTAGGCTTCGGCTGCGTGCCGCCCGGCGATACGATGCCGCCACGACCCGCCCCGCCAGGCTCGGTGTTGTCTTCCTTCGGATCGGACATCCTCGTCTCCTTTGTGGTGACTGGCGGCCCTCCCAGGCCAACCGTGTCGTGAGTGCTCAGGCTGGGCATTCGGCTCGGTTTTGCGTGGCCGGGAGGGCCGTGAACCTGTGCCAGCGCGCCGGCCAATAGCGGCTCAAGCGCTGGCAGACGCAGCGGCTAGCGCCCCGGCGTCTTCGTGGCATAATGGCCCCCATGAACGACGAGAATGTCACGCTGGGGAGACTGCGCGAACTGGCCCGCCGAAAGGCCACGAAGGAGCGTAATATCCAGATGCTACGTGAGCATCTGGAAGGCGCACCCATCCGCGACGTGGCCAAACAGCACGGACTATCTCGCGGCTATGTCTCCGGCATCATCCAAAGGCTGACTTGGCGACACTTCCGCGGCCACTTAGAATTGCCGCCCGACATCGCCGCCAAGCTCAAGGAGCTCCAAGAGGCTTCGGAATGACGAGCGCTCGCGACCGCGACTGCCAGCGCAAACTGATCACCGAGATCAAGCGCCTGACCTATCGCCTCAATCAGCGCCACTGGACGCCGCAGGAGGTCGAGGAGGAAACGCTCCGCGGCTACGACGAGCCATGGCTCACGGATTACGATGAGCTTGTGGCGCGCAAGGCCGCCATCAAGCTATCCCGAGCCACCGTCATGGCAGACTGGCAGATCGAACGACTGAATGCGTGGCGCCGCGCCGTCGCGCTGGGCGGCGAACATTACCAGCAATGGCGGGATACCTTCATTGCCCCCATTGAAATCCACTCACAAGCCCGCCTCTCGCGCCACCGTATCGCCCGGGCCATCGAATACGAAGAGCGCATGCGGCAAGACACATTGAAGTGGGTTGCCCAATTGACCCCGGAGAAGCGCGTCAAATACGGCTTTGATGACCCTACGCAATACCCAGTTTCTGATACACCAGCTTCCGGCCGAAGCCCGCCGCCCGAGACGGCTCCTCGTAGCAGATAGCCATCAGGCCGAAGGCGTCCGCAGCGTGAGAGGCCCAGTCATGTGATGGCCCGAGGCCCACTTGCCGATCATCGTCCCTGCGCTCGTGGTAGTAGCCCAGGGCGTCGCGACCGGCCTCTGTCGTCGCCTCGTTGAACCACAGCTTCGGGCCGATCCTGCGCACTGCCTCGACGCGCATCATGGCGGCGCCCATGCCCTGGTTCTTCACCGGAGGCTGCACGTCGAAGCCTGCCTCCCGCAGATGGTCTTCATACCGCTTGCCGGTAATGGCGTTAGCGTTCACGCCGTCGTGCGGGAGGTAGCAGATGGCCTTTTCGTATTTACGGCGGCGCAGCTCGTCGACGTAGTAGGCGAGGACCTGGCCCATGCCCTCGATGTAGTCCAGGACCCGTATTTCCTGTCCGACCCACTGGACGATCCAGATGGACATTGCGTCTGCTGAGGCACCAGACCCCCCAAGGTCGAAGAAGGCTCTGAGAGGCAAGAGCGGATCAGCAGCAACTCGTCCAATACGGCCTTGAGCCTTTGCCTCGTTGAGGACTGCGGCGAAGTAGGCGCCTTCAAATGCCTTTGCGTAGCCGCCTTCCCATATGTGATCATACCGCTCTGGGTAGCGTTCTTGGTCAATTTGCCGCTCTGAGACCAAAACTTCGGGGAACCATGGGTTGTCCCGCCAATTCGCCTCGACGACCACTGAGCCGGGCGGCTTTTCCTGCCGGAGGAACTGGTCGATTGCGTCTGACTTGCGTCTTGGGTTCCAGGAGGCCCAAATCTCGCTGTGTTCCGCGCGAATGGTGGGTCGCAGTAGGGCGAGGCTGCGGTGGGAAAGCGTCTGCGCCTCTTCGATCCACGCGATCTTGAAGCCCTCCAAGCTCTTTATGCTCTCGGCCGTGTGATCCTGCATGCCGATGAAGGCAATCACGCCGTCGCCGGGCGTTTTGATGCGGTCGTCGAGGACGCGGAACAGCGGCCCTACTCCGAGGGCTTGGATTTTCTGCTCGATGAGGCGCTTGGATGATTGGGTGAGGGTGCGCTGGACTTCGCGGATGCAGACGATTGCGGTACCCGGCTCAAGGATACACCTAGCGACGACCAGTTCGCCAAAGAAATGGCTCTTTCCCGAGCCTCTTCCTCCGTAAGCGCCTTTGTATCGCGCAGGTGCGAGAAGAGGCTCGAATACCTCTGCCGCATTGATGCGGAGACTGGTGCCATCAAGAGGCTTTGGAATAGCCAGCATCGGGCGGATTTATACGCTGGTTGGGGTCTGCGCGGACGATCTCGTGGATGACGCGCTCGATAGTGAGGGGATTGTCTGGATCGCCTTGGATCTGCTGTGGCACCTTGCCATCGACGCGATCCATTACCTCCCTGATGGCTGTCACATCGCCTTCCAGAGCCTTGTCGAGGAGTGCGACGGCGAGCCGATGCACTTTCGGGATGTTGTTTGCGTCTGTCTCATTGAGCAAAGCGATAAGCCGCTGCGTGACGATGCGCGGCTTCTTCGGAATGCCGGCGGTCGCCTTTCCAAGCTGATTGCCTGGCTGAAATGGCATGAGTTAACCCATACTAAGCTATTGCCGCGACGGCTATGCCGAAGAAAGCGGCTACTTTCAATAGGATAGCTATGAGGGCGACGACGCCGACGATGATGCGGGCTGGCGGATAGACTTCAGGCAGGAAATACTGCACCACCCAGAGGATCAGCGCGGCGATTGCCACGACCACGATCACGAAAATCAGCAGGCCGATGAGGCCGCCTGTGTTCATGTGGTGCCTCCTAG